AATGTTGGTCTCAACAACATAGCGGAGGCAACAGTCTGATATGGCGATGAGTATGCAACAAATTATAGATAAACTGAAACAGAGGGGTGTTACTGATGATGTGATACAGCAACTATCACAAATGGCAGTATCGGAGACTGCTGGCAGTTTTGACGGCACTTCTGACCCGGCGATAGTAAAGGCATATTACAACAAAATAAGTGAGGCATTAGAAAAACACAAGGACCAACTTGAAGATGTTGTAAATGTCGAGGAAGAATCTCTCGCTACAGTCGAAGATGAGATGGAAGTTCTTAGATTAATCATCGATAATGAACTAAAGGCAGAAGAACAAAACCAAGACAGACTCACCGCAGCACAGAGAAGGTATAAAGAGTTACTTGAAATAAAGAAACAAAAAGAGAAGTTCCTTAGAGGAATGGAAAAAGGCGATGCAGCAGCAGAACAGTTGATGCAGGCAACTTTTGGACTCAGCAGAGAATGGGAAGGTCTCGCATCGAAACAGGGTATGAAGGGACTGACAAAAGGTTTTGCAGGTGGACTAAAGAATATGCTTCACCCGATGAATATCTTGATGTCTATTGCCCAAAAGATATTTGAGCGAGCAGTAGCATATGATAAAGCATCTGCTGACTTGTTCAAGAGAACTGGCATTGATAAATCACAAATAAATCTCAAAGAGATGGCAACGGGACTCAAGGGAATGAGTGTTGACCTTGAACAGAAGGTTGCAAAGTCTGTTGGAGATTTGCAAGAAGGATTTAGGTCAATTGGAGAACTTGGCACAGACCAGTTGAAAACAACAGCACAAACAATTACTGTTCTTGAGGCATTTGGTGCTAATAGTGCCAACACAGTGGAGACATTCGGTATTTTAACAAAGACCTTGGGACAAACCCCAGAACAAGCAAATATGTTCTTGAATAATGTAACAGCAATTGCAGGGGAGATTTCTAGACCTCCAAGCGAATTGCTATCTGACTTTGTAAAAGCGGCACCAATATTGGCGAGATTCGGAAATGAAAGTGAAAAAGTTTTTAAAGATATAACATATCAAGCAACCTTGCTTGAAATGGATGTTGCTCAACTTGTTGGACTGTCCGAAGGTATGGATACCTTTGAGGGTGCAGCAAAAGCAGCACAAGCATTCAATGTTGCGGTTGGGCAACCATTTTTGAGTGCTCAAGCACTGCTTGCGGCAGACCCTGCTCAAAAATTACAGTTGATTGCAGATGCTTATGACAGAGCGGGTCGCACTCCACTGGCACCAAGGATGATGAGAGCACTTGCTTCTGATTTGGGTGTAAATCCAGCAGAATTGCAAAGAATTTTGAAGGTTAGCACTTCTGGATTAGAGTCCAAGAGAACTGCAATGGACACAGCACAAGCAACAATGGCAGAAAATATCCAGAAAGCACAAGAGAACCAAACCGCAATGGATAGAATTACTGCAAAAATGCAAGAAATCATCGATGGATTTATTGAAATAACAGACTTGGATAAGGGTCTTGGCAAAGCAGCAGATTTATTCACAAAGATATCACAATTTTTCTTATCCGACAAGGACAAGGAATATAAGAAGAATCTAGAACTCAGAAAGAAACTTGAGAAACAGGGTGGTGCCGTTTATGGGACGAGAGTCACCAATACTGGACAGGTTGTTTCTGAGATTATGTCGGCACAAGAGGCGGAGAGACAGCAAGCAATAAATTCAGGATATGATAAGTTGGCAAGGATGTATCAAGAAGGGGAAATTACTCGTAATTCAATCGAAGGGACATTCCAGTTGAAAGGCAAGATGGGTAAGGAGGCAGTAGATGACTTGGTAAAGCAAACTGGACTGAATCGTCGCTCCATAGTGGAGTTTATGCAGGGAAGGTCGCCTGGATTCGATGCTGCACAAAAAACAGATTTGAGTTTTGTAGGACCAGCACAAGAAGTGGAGTCAGATAAACTCATAACATATGCTTCATTCGTACCAGACTCACTTGCACCGCAAAACGATGCAATGGCAACCCCAATGTCTTTAAGTAGCAATTATGTCCAACCCGTTTTCAACAAAAAAGACAAGTTCTATGCAGCAAAAGATGGTGGAGCAATAGCGAATGCACTAGACGAAGTGCTTGATGCTGTAGATAAACTGATAGAAGAAAAACGAGATGTAAACCTAGATATTAATGAGAGGAGACTTGCTCAAGCAGTTGATAATGCTTTCTCAACAATCCAGAGGAGGACCGTATAAATGGGATTTTATAAGAATTTTGGTAAAAGTGCCACCGGCGGCGATGGTAAACCTAACATAGACCCTGTTTTGGCGGCATTTGAAGAAGCAGGGTATCTAATAGAGATTCTGCACATTGCTTCTGGCAAGGCAGCGGTGTTTCCTGCTTGGATTACAGACTTTACTGACAGTTACACAAGCGATTGGAATGCAGAAACGGTATTTGGTCGAAACGATAAGATAGGAAACTTTCAAGGCACAACAAGGAGCATATCTGTTTCTCTAAAGATACCTTCCTACAGTGTCGTAGAGGCAAGAGAGAACATGCACCAATTAGAACACTTGATTGCAAACCTTTATCCTTCTTATAAGAAAGATGCAGGTGTATATACCATGTCTGGTTCTCCGATGGTTAAGGTTAAGTTTGCCAATCTTATTAAGAATGCGAACGAAAGAATGAATGCTGTAAATGCAGCAAAAGGCGGACTTTCTGGTTGGATTGATAATGTAAGTTTCTCACCAGACTTGGAAGCAGGATTTCATCATATGAGTCCAAATATGTCTAAAGCAGACCAGTCGGATTATAACGGTGTTTTCGAGGGACCCAAAGATGGATTTAATTCAAGTCACACTTTTCTTCCAAAAGTACTAGATATTAGTTTTAATCTCTCTGTTGTGCACGAACACAAATTAGGGTGGGAAAACCAAAGTTGGTTGGGCGATGTGGACTCTTTCCCATATGGTACTGAAACACTATCCGGCGGACAACATGTACTGAGGAAAAATGCTGGGGCAACGACAAGGACCAGTGGTTCTGTTGCGAAAGGACTAGTAGATAAAGTATTTAAAGGAAAGGCAAGTATATGACTTATTCTAGATACGGTTTGCGAAAGCAAAGAGAAAATACAAATGCTCTATACAGCAGCAAACTTGAGGATAGGGGTATCAAGAAGTTGACCCACTATACGGCACCAAAGTTTTTTGTTCTGACAGACGAAGTAATTGCAACAATTGATGTGCAGTTTGTTTATTGGAATATTTCAACTAGATTCTACAAATTAGCAGCAGAATATTACGGAGACCCAACTCTTTGGTGGGTTATTGCTTATTTTAACAAAAAACCAACTGATTTTCATGCGAAGATTGGTGAGTTGATTTATGTACCAACTCAATGGGAAGTAGTGTATAATGCTATAATTGAAGGCGATGAGAAGTTCGAGTAACCATGGCAGCACAAAAAACACAACAAATAAAGACAGACGAAGAAAAGGTTGTTGAGACATACAATAAATTAAAATCCTCTCACACGGACCAATATATTGTTTCCAATTTTCTTCCACAAATAATAGAAGAGATTGAACAAGATTCTCAATACGATAACAAGTCTAAGCAAATTATTGCTATCAATAAAAATGTTGACCCTTTTTTATTGGCAACATTTCTGAATACTTCTGGTGCTGACCAGGGTCTTCGCAGTGTGTTTAATACATTTAATAATGCTCAACTTTCAGCATTAACACCAGAGATTAAAATCATAGTAAGAAGAAGAACTGGTCCAGATAGGTACGAGACAAAATATATTCCAATACAAAACCTGCAACCGACACTAGACCCCTTAAAAAGTCCAGAAATTACTGGTGCTACGATGGGTTTAAAAGAAGTTAATTTTGAGTTGGGTGGAACATCTCCAGAAACCGCTAGAAACGATATAAATGCAACCGCAGTTTTCTATGGCAATACCTTGGGTGTTTTCCAAGAGCATAAAGAGTATGTTGACTTGATTATTCCTCATTTTGAAAAAAAGGATGGTACTGATTCCGAGGTTCTTTTTCAGGTTGGGTGGAATGTCGTAAGCGACCCATCAAGTGCTTTAAATTATAACAAGACTCAAAAAGCAGCGATAAAAGGACAGTTTCAAACCTATGTCATGAGTTATGTTTCTCACAACTTTAGTTTCAACGAGGATGGTAGTTTTATATTACAGGTTGAATATGTCTCGTACATTGACGGGATTATGAGAGATGCAAACTTTCTCGGTGCACAAGAGGTAATAAATGATGTTTATGACCTCAATGTCAAGAAACCTCCTGTAGAACTCAAGGTTAAAGACCGAGAAAAAGTAATGAATTATATAAAAGAAAATCATGACGGTGCAACGGGTAAAAACAAGCAAATAATCTATAATAATATCGCAAACGGGTTGATTGACAGCAATATCGTTAAATTTAAAGAGTTGCTAGACGAAAGGGCAGCAGGGCACTTTGAAGTGTTGTTTGACAACATATATTATACATTTTACCAAGTTCCGCTGACTCAAATGAACACAGTGTTATTGAAAAGAGCATGTGCTAGGGTTTATGGCAACGACAAAGTGCACGATAGGATTATACAAACATTGTATCAATCGAATGCGGGAACAAATAACTTAAATTTGCTTGATTTCATGTCAGATAGTGATGCAACAAATTTAAGAAATGCAGAAGGCAGTGCCCAATCTTCAGGAGGGCAGTCATCCAGTGCAGGAGTGCAGGATGTTTTTGACAAATTAAAGGTAGATTCCGAAAAAAAGTTGATATCAAATGTAACCCCACAAGAACCAGAAAAATTTAAGTTAATTAAAGTTACTACTCTTGGCAAAGTGCTAGAGGCATTTATAGAGAACAGCACCGGAGTAAAGGACTTGATGAAAGAAAAAGACTTTACTCTTGTTCTGGGTACTATCAAGATAACAGATTCTGGAGACAGAAACGGGAAAGTATATTCTCTATATGACCTTCCGATAGCAGAAGAAACGATTAAAGAAGTTGTTAGAAAATATTATGTATCCAAGATAAAGACAAAGGTTACTCTTCGTGGTTTTTTGAGTTACCTTTTAGCAGAGGTAAGAAAGAACTATCTTCAAGGCGACTTGATTTTGGATGCTGGAAAGAAACTGTCAGCAAATTCTCTTCGGTCTGTTCAAATGACCTGTTCGAGAGCACACAGAGAAAGAATTAGGAATAACCCAAATAGGGCGACACTCACAAAAGGTATAAGGTCTGATATAAGAGACCTAAACATCAGCAAGTTGGCAAATCTTTACTTTGTGACAGCAGGTCCTGCATCTGATGACCCAGACTACGAACTAGACAGTTATGTTGTCGGTGCAGCGAATAGCATTGTTAAAAAGGTTAATTTCGCACAAGCAAATTCTGCAACAATGCAAGCAAGAAGAGATGAGAATGTTGTTGCCGCATTTAGAGACGGTTCTAACTTGGGTGTTTTACCGCAACTTTATAATGCTGATTTAGATATTGTTGGTAATCTTAACTTTTTGCCAGGTTATGTATTTAATCTTACACCAACAATCCTTGGTGTGAGTGCGAATCTAAAGGACAGTATCCTAAAAGACCTTGGTCTTCTTGGAAGTTACATGACAATAAAAGTAGAACACAGTTTTAGTGCAAGTGGTTTTACCACCAAGTTAAATGCTTATAATATATCAACAGAGAAGTACATAAAGAAGACCCTAGAGGATAACAGCGAGAAATGAGCATAAAAGCAGATATCAAGAAAAAACAGAGATACGATGCTCAAGCAAACGGCATAAAGACCTTGAGCACTCTAGACAACTGGGATAAAGACCAGTTCTTCTATGGAAGGAAAAACAACAAAGGAAGAGTAATCGTTCCTTTTGATATCTCAACAATGACTCAATTGAACGAAACCAAAATATGCTTTAATTTTGTTGCAGATGCCTTCAATGACTTCAATAACCATTATAGAGAAAAGGTATTGTCCGGTCTAGAACCGTATGCTGGTTTGCCAATACTTAAGGCAGAAAAAGCATTTGTAAAACCATTATCACTTTATTACGAACACCAGAAAAGATTAGAGGCAATCTTTTTAGATAAGTATCTTTTAGCAGAACAAGCAAATATAAACAACTTTGAAGATTTCCTGTATCAGTTCGACAGGTTCGTAAAAGACTATGCTCATCGGTACCCAATCTTATATTCTTCTTATGCGGGTTCTTCTCTGTGTCCGATGCACGGCACGGGACTCCTTATAGAGTTCAAGGGTGCTCGCCATAACGATGATGAAGAAAGATTAACACTTATAAACGACCCATCATTTAAGTTTGTATCCGACTTGGCAAAAGAGTATGGTTTTGTAATTCCGAAACATGCTCCTTGGAGTTTGTTTGCAAACCTTGACTCGCAAATAATGATAAACTATGCAATACAGTATAATGCCCTAGACAAGAAGCAGGTATTGGATGAGTACTTTTATGAATGCAAGGACCATGACATCGACTTGCTGAAGAGTTTTATTTTCAATTCATATGAAGCACTCTTTGAAAACTCTCCAAGGAAGTCTGAAACAAGAATCTGTAAAAACGGTAAATTAAGAACAAGAACAGAGTTCAGGAGAAAGGAAGAACCTACAAACCTTTCTAAAAGATATCCATCTAGGTTTTGGTTTAGAATGTATATCGAAATCCTTTTGAGAGAACAAAATAAAGAAATGTCTAAAACAAAACTTGACACCCTATTCAAGGAATGTTACTATATCCTAGAAAAGTATAGTTTTGAGAGAGCATTCTCTTATGCTGAGATGAAAATCTTACAAACACGACCTGATAGGATTCGCTAATTGTATTTTCAAATTATTGACAACAACGAGAAATGCCTCAAGGTTTATTCTAGTGGGCAAATGTCTGACTATGTTGAGAACAAAGAACTCTTCAGAACTTGGAAACATTCAGTCCTTCTGGGCAATCGTCAGGATGTTGAGTACGCATATCTGTGTGCGCCAAATGGAAGTATGGATTCGGCATGCCCAGGTTTTATTCAAGAATCTTGGGAAAAAAGCAAAAACAAGATTTCTTCAATAATCAAATCAGTCAATACTGCTAAGTGTGACCTTGACAATAACTGTATATACGATTTCATTCCGGACAATTTTTTGCGGGATTTTTTGCGCAACAAAGAGGCAATAACGAGGCACGTATTTGAGAACTGCGAGAAACCTGAGCACTATGAAACGCTCAAAAGAGCACACATCCTTACAGAGGAGTTGAATGCACGTTGGAACAAATTTAATGGACAACTCAAGCGCACAAACTACAATATATTCGGGACTAAAACGGGACGACTATCGAATGCAAAAGCGGGCATACCCATCCTTACGCTTAAAAAGGAGCACAGACACTTACTTCAACCTACAAACGACCTTTTTGTGGAGTTTGACTTTAATGCGGCAGAGTTGAGGACTCTTTTAGCACTCTCGAATAAGGAGCAACCCAAAGAGGATATACACGAATGGACGGCAAAACAGGCGAATACTAACCGAGAAGTGATAAAGAACCGAACGTTTGCTTGGTTATACAACCCTGAAGCGTCAGATTCGCTGTTAGAGCGTCTTTATGACCGCAATGGTATAAAGAGTTTGTATTATGATAAAACGTCGGTCAGAACGCCATTTAAACGCAAAATTGAAACTGATGAAAGGCGTGCTCTAAACTATATTGTGCAAAGCACAAGCAGTGATGTCTGTGTGGAGCAGGCGTTTAAGTTGAGAAACTTTTTTCTGGAATCTAAAACAAAAATTTGCTATTTGTTGCACGATTCTGTTATACTAGACTGTGCTAAAGAAGATAAAGAAAAAATACTTGAAGCAAAGAAAATCTTTGGCAATACAAGATTTGGTCAATATAGAGTTAACATTTCTATTGGCAAGAACTTCGGAGAAATGAGAAAAATTTAATGTACACGGTAATTGGATTAGGTGGCGTTGGGTGCAAAGTCGCGAAGTGCTTCGCACAATATACACAATACAACGTGTTATGTATTGATGATGAAGCAACTGGACATGAAGACGAGGTCATTGTTGATAAACAAAGAACACCTGAAGAGTATGAGCAAAACTTTAAAAACTTAACAAAAGCAAAAAAAGATAAAATCAAAGACAACGTTATCTTTGTGCTGAGTGGCGCAAGTATGGTGTCGAGTATTGCTCTAAGGTTGCTGGAGCAGGTTAAGGACAAGAACATTACAATACTGTATATCCGACCAGAGAAGGACTTGATGGACGCAACTGAAGCAGCACAGGAAAAGGTAATTTATTCTGTTTTGCAAGAATACACAAGGTCTGGATTATTTGAAAAAATTTACTTGACAAGCAATGAACAAATGGATAGTCTTGTAGAAGATGCAAGTATTAAAGAATATTACCCAACGATGAATCAGATGATTGTTTCAGTATTTCACATGATGATGGTATTCGAACATCAAGATTATGTCGTTTCTAACTTTTCAGAAATAAACGAAGCAAGGAGGGTGTGCACACTTGGTATTTTAAACATGAAGGATGGGATGGAAACAAGATTCTTTCCCATTGAGGATACGATGGATGCGAAACTGTATTATGGTATTTCAAGCGACACCCTAAGCAGTGACAAAAACTTACAAAGAAACATTATAAAATTAATCAAAAATAAAAACGAAGAACTGTGCAAATACAGTTATGGGGTCTACGAGACTCAATACAACTGGGACTTTTGTTATACAAAATATTATTCTTCAAAAGTTCAAGATTTTTAGTTGACAAACAAATAAACATTTAGTAAAGTATAGAAAGTTGGTCGGGAGATTTGCCGACCTGCTATAGCGAAAGTGCAAAAAAATAACATAACCATAGGAGGTAATAAAATGGCACTAAATATTGAATTAATGAAGCAAAAGATGGCATCGCTATCTGGCAAGGGAGAGTCTAAGAAGAATAACTTCTGGCGTCCACAAGAGGGTGAGAATAATATTCGCATTGTTCCTACTTCGGACGGCGACCCCTTTAAGGAACGATTCTTTCACTACGGTGTTGGTGAGCAATCTTTCCTTTGTCCAAAGCGAAACTTTGGCGATGATTGCCCTGTGTGTAATCTTGCAAACTCTCTTTGGAATGAGGGTACTGAGGATAGCAAGGCAATGGCAAAGCAAATGTTTGCCAAGCAACGATTCTTTTCTCCTGTCCTTGTTCGAGGTGAGGAGTCTGAAGGAATCAAGGTATGGGGTTATGGAAAGTTGGCATATCAGAAGTTGCTTGGTATCGTACTTGACCCCGATTACGGAGATATTACGGACCCAGAAGATGGTAACGACCTTAAGTTGATGTACGGCAAGCAACCCGGAGCATCCTACCCAACTACGGATATTCGACCACGACCACGAAAGTCAGTCCTTTGTGATGATGCAGTTGGTGGTGACGAGAGATGTGCGGAGTTGCTTGAGACTGTTCCAAACTTCGATGCAATCTTTGAGAGAAAGTCAACAGACGAGGTTGCAGCAATCCTTGAAACTCATTTATCTGGAGAGGAAGGTTCTCCAGAGGTTACTCGCGGAGGAAACGTCTCTACTGACACAGAGACTACAAACTTTGATAACGCATTCAGTGAATTGCAGGACTTCTAGGGTGTAGTTGAATGGGAAAGGTAACCAAAATTAAACCCGGTGGTTTATCCACCAAAGATATTATTGCATCACTGAACAAGACTTCTGGTGGTGTGGTTGCCTACAATCTCGGAGAAGAGAACCCAACAGAAGTAAGGGAGTGGATTCCAACTGGTTCTCGCTGGTTGGATTCCATTACCTGCAAGGGTAGATATGCTGGTATTCCAGTTGGTAAAATCTCAGAGATTGCAGGTTTGGAAGCAACAGGTAAGTCGTTTATGGCAGCACAAGTTGCCGCAAATGCTCAAAAGATGGGTTGCCGTGTTGCCTACTTTGACTCAGAGTCTGCTATTGACCCTGACTTTCTTAGGAGAGCGGGTTGTGATGTAGACGATGAAGATAATGGTCTGATTTACATTCAAGCACACTCTGTTGAGATGGTGATGGAAACAATTGAAAATCTTTTGAAGATGCCAGAAAAATGGTTGTTCATTTGGGATTCACTTGCTCTAACTCCTTCTGAGCATGACTTGGAATCAGACTTTGACCCTCAGTCATCTATGGCGATGAAAGCACGAGTATTATCCAAGGGTATGCCTAAGTTGGTGCAACCTATTGCTAATGCTGGTGCTACCTTGTTGGTGCTTAATCAGTTGAAGACTAATATTACTCGGTCTCCATCTGAAGCATTAACAACTCCATATATGACACCCGGTGGTAAGACTTTGCCTTATTCTTATTCATTAAGAATCTGGTTGACAGGAAGAAAAGCAAAAGCATCTTTCGTCACAGATGAGAATGGATTTAGAATTGGGTCTGAGGTTAAGTGCAAGATTGAAAAGTCTAGGTTCGGTTCAACGGGTCGAACTTGTAACTTTAAGATTCTTTGGGGAGACACTGATTCTGTTGGTGTTCAAGACCAAGAAAGTTGGTTTGATGCTATTCAAATATCTGAAAACCTAGAGCAGTCTGGTGCTTGGTATTCTCTTGTCTATGAAGATGGTACAAGAGAGAAGTTCCAGAGAGCACATTGGTTGAAGAAGTTGGAAGATGAGAAATTCCAAAAGAGAGTCTTGCAAATCATGGATGAAGATGTTATTATGAAGTTCAGTGAAAAGACAGGTAGAGCATCCGATTTTTATGATGAAGAAGAACAAGTCCCACCACAGACCGACGACTAGGTTGGTCCACCCCCAGGCAACTGGGGGTGTTTTTTTATAAAAGGATAAAAGATGAAAAAACTGCTTATAGTAGATGCGCAAAATCAGTTTATGCGTTCTTATATTGTTAACCCAACTCTATCACCAAACGGAGACCCCATGGGTGGTGTTGTTGGATTCTTGCAAACGTTAAATAAACTATGTCGTCAAGTTCGTCCTGACGCTTTTGTCGTGGTTTGGGATGGAGATGGGGGTTCTTCAAAGCGCAAGTCTAAGAACAAAAACTATAAAGCAGGCAGAAAACCTCCGAAACTTAACAGGTGGGCACAGAACATGAATCCATCTGAAATTCACACGAACAGAATCTGGCAACAGGTTAGGTGCATTGAATATGTCAACGAGACGCCGATTCTACAATTTAGGCAACCTGGTGTAGAGGCGGACGATGTGATATCTTACGTCAGTTCTATGCCAAGATTCAAGGAATGGACAAAAGTTATTGTATCCAGTGATAAAGACTTCATTCAACTGCTGGACGAGAGGACCCTCTTGGTGCGCCCAACCCAAGATGAAATCTTGAACTATAAAAGGGTTCTAGAGCAGTACTCTATCCATCCCAGGAACTTTGCAATCGCAAGGTCGATGGTTGGAGACAAGAGCGACAACATCGATGGAATCTCCGGTGTCGGACTTAAGACCGTAGCAAAAGCGTTTCCGTTTTTGGCAGAAGACAAAGACTTTTATCTGTCAGATATAAAGGACCATGCAGAGAAAGTTGAATCAAAACTAACAATTTATCCAAAAGTTGTTGCAGAATATAAGAAAGTATGTAATAATTACTCAATAATGCAGTTAAGCACACCGCTCATTTCTGTGCAGTGTGCCCAACAAATAAATGAAACTTTTGAGGAATACGAACCGTTGTTTAACAAGACAGAGATAAATAAGATGTTATCTATTGACGGGTTGATGTCTATCAATATTGAGTGTTTGACCACAAGTTTTAATTCTATGGTATCTAACAAGATTGGTTTTAATTGATGGAAATGGTTAAGACGGACTTTTCCAAGTACGGGAAAAGTTTTCAAGAAAATTTATGTCATATTATTTTGGAAGATAGACCGTTCGCAGACCAGATTTTTGAGGTCTTGGACGAGAACTTTCTTGAACTGAGTTATCTTCGCGTCTTTATCAAGAAGATAAAAGAGTATAAGAAAAAGTATAGCGTTCATCCAACTAGAGACATAATGACTAGTATCTTGAGAACGGGTATTGGTGATGAGCAGGATTCTGTCCAGAAGATGCTTCGTGATTACTATGCTAGAGTTCTATCCAGTGATGTCAACTACAATGAAGCAGACTACGTAAAGGATGTTGCACTGGAGTTCTGTAAAAAGCAGAAACTACAGGAGGCAATCATCAGGTCAGTGCCTCTCTTGGAAAAGTCGTCTTTTGATGAAATTGCAAAACTTGTTAACGATGCCATGAAGTTAGGAACCTCTAACGATGTTGGTTATGATTATATGGAGGACTTTGAGCAGAGGTTCCTAGAAAAGTCTAGAGACCCGGTTACAACTGGTTGGACAGCAATTAATGATATTACTAAGGGTGGTCTCGGTAAGGGGGAACTTGGTGTTGTTATTGCTCCGACGGGCGCTGGTAAGTCCATGGTCCTTGTGCATCTTGGTGCAAAGGCGCTTCAAAGCGGAAAAAACGTTGTGCACTACACCTTGGAACTTGCTGATACTGTTGTGGGTACAAGGTACGACAGTTGCATAACTGGATATCATCTAACTGGTATTAGGGCGTTCAAAGAACAGATTTACGATGACCTAAGAGACTTACCGGGCAAACTTATTATTAAGGAATACCCAACAAGGTCTGCTACAATAAACACAATCAAAAATCACATTGAGAAGATGAAGGTTGCTGATTTTAAACCAGATATGATTATAGTTGACTATGCTGACTTGATTAGACCAACGGGTTCTTCAAAGGAAGAAAAGAGGCACCAGTTAGAAACAATCTATGAGGAGTTGCGTGGTATTGCACAAGAGGTAGGTTGTCCTGTTTGGACCGCATCTCAAACAAATAGGTCAGCGTTAAATGCTGAAGTAATAACTATGGAGTCAATTTCGGAAGCATATAACAAATGCTTTGTTGCGGACTTTATTTTCTCTGTTTCTCGCACAATCGAGGACAAAGAGACGAATAGTGGAAGAATTTTTGTTGCAAAGAACAGAAATGGACCCGATGGAATGATTTACCCCATATTTATGGATACTGCAAATGTTAAGATAAAGGTTTTGCCAAAGGTCATGACTCAAGATGAAATGGATAACGTCACAAAGAATGCGGCAAAACGACAGAAAGAGATTTTAAAAGAGAAGTATGACAAGATGAAAGGAGGAAAGTGAATGAGTTTATCAAACGATATATTGTCAGAAATCACAGTGCATATGAAGTACGCTAAGTACGTACCGGAAAAGAATAGAAGAGAGACCTGGGAAGAACTGGTTTCTAGAAACGAGAAGATGCATCTCAAGAAGTTCCCTGAACTTGAGTTGCAGATTAGAAAGAATTATAAACTAGTATATAACAAGAAGGTGCTACCTTCTATGCGTTCATTGCAGTTTGGTGGAAAACCTATTGAAGTTGCGCCAAACCGTATTTTTAACTGTGCCTTTATGCCAATTGACGACTGGCGTTCGTTTGGTGAAGCAATGTTCCTTCTCCTTGGGGGAACTGGGGTTGGGTACAGTGTTCAGAAACATCACGTAGAGAAGTTGCCAGAGATTCAGAAACCAAACGATAAGAGAACTCGACGTTTCTTGGTAAATGACTCTATCGAAGGGTGGGCAGATGCTGTCAAGGCACTTGTTCGCTCCTATTTCCAAGGTGGTTCTAGACTTCGATTTGATTACACGGATATCCGACCTAAAGGTGCAGCACTTGTAACATCAGGTGGTAAGGCACCTGGACCACAACCACTTAGAGAGTGTTTGGTTAAGTTGGAAGGTATGCTTTCTGAGAAGCAGAACGGCGACAAGTTGTCACCAATTGAAGTGCACGACATGGTATGCCATATTGCAGATGCAGTTCTTGCAGGTGGTATCAGAAGGGCAGCATTGATTTCCCTATTCTCTGCTGATGACGATGATATGATTGCGGCAAAGTCAGGTAACTGGTGGGAAACTAATCCACAACGTGGTCGCGCAAACAACTCTGTTGTCCTACTTCGCCACAAGATTGATAAAGAATATTTTATGGGTCTGTGGGATAGAGTAAAGGCATCGGGAGCAGGTGAACCAGGATTTTATTTCTCAAACGATAAGGACTGGGGAACTAACCCTTGTTGCGAGATTGGTCTTAGACCCTATCAGTTCTGTAACTTGACAGAGGTTAATGTTTCAGACCTAGAGTCACAAGAGGACTTGGAGGAGCGAGTAAGGGCAGCAACTTTTATCGGTACACTTCAGGCAAGTTATACAGACTTTCACTACCTTCGTGATGTCTGGCGCAGAACAACGGAAAGAGATGCACTTATTGGTGTATCCATGACGGGTATTGCTTCTGGTGCAGTTCTTGAACTTGATATGAAGGCAGCAGCAAATGCAGTAAAGAAAGAGAATGCAAGAGTTGCAGAGTTGATTGGAATCAAACCAGCAGCACGAACAACGTGTGTCAAACCTGCAGGGACGACCTCGTTGACTCTTGGCACGTCTTCTGGTATCCATGCTTGGCACAACGACTACTATATTCGTCGTATCCGTGTGGGCAAGAACGAACCAATTTATTCTTACTTGGTTCAAAATCACCCAGAACTTATCGAGGACGAGTACTTCAGTCCTCACAGCACTGCAGTTATCTCCATTCCTCAGAAGGCACCAGACAACGCTATAATGAGAACGGAGTCTGCACTTCAATTGCTTCGCAGGGTAAAGAAGGTTACAGACGAATGGGTCAAACCTGGTTTCCGTAAGGGTCAGAACACACATAACATCTCTGCTACAGTCTCCATTAAGGATGCTGAATGGGCAGACGTTGGTGAATGGATGTGGGAGAATAGAACGAGTTACAACGGACTCTCAGTTCTTCCGTATGACGGCGGCACCTACACTCAGGCACCGTTTGAGGATTGTTCAAAGGAAACCTACGAGGCGATGATGTCGTCCCTGAAGAGTATAGACCTCACCAAAGTTGTTGAAGAGGAAGACAACACAGACCTCAAGGGCGAGGTTGCCTGTGCAGGCGGCGCTTGCGAAATCAAATTTGTTTAAAAAACACTTGCAATTAATGATATAATGTACTATTATTAACCTACCAACAACAAAGAAGGAGATATTATGTTTGGTGATAAAGAAGAAGATTTGTTGACAAAGGACGAGCACATCGTCAATTTTATCAAAGCATTTGTTGCTATCGAGCAGGAGATGGAACCACTAAAGGAACACCTTCGTGACCTGCGTTCAAGTTATGCAGAGAATGATTGGTTGTCAAAAGAGGACATGCGAATGGCGGTCAAGGTATATCGAATGCTTAAGCAGGGCGATGACCTTGAGATGATTACCGATTACTTCAACCACCTAAAGCAAAACTTTGGAGGCGCTGATGTCTAATAGGGTTCAAGTCCTGAAACCGCTGAATAGATATGTCACTATCGTCCCTCATTTTGACAATGAAAAGACAGATAGTGGCGTACTTCTTCCTGACGACTTCAAGAAGGAAGAGTCTAGGTATATCAAGGCGGCGATTGTTGATATTGCAACAGACTGCAAAGAAGACCTTAAAAGACATCAGAGGGTCGGCGATGCGATGACTGCAATTATTGACAGAACTATGATTGAAGAGATTTCGATTGCAGACAAGAAGCATTATGTTATTTTAGAGAATTATATTATAGGAATCTATAGGAGAGCAAATGAGAGTTGAACTCTTTGAGGATGGAATAGGTGCGGTTGAGTACATTTCACATATGGGTGGAGATTTGTCGGTTGTTAATGCAGCAAGAGTCTCTTTCGGAACTGAAAAAGAAGAAGTTGACGAAAAAGACATCAAACTCATCAACTACTTGATGAAGCATAATCACAG